ATAACTTTAGAGTTATGGCAAGAACTTAAAAAAGAAATACTTCACCAAGATATACAATCTATTTTTGATATGGAAACCGAGTTGTTTCCTTGTCTGGTTGATATGCGTTTCCTAGGGGTGAAGGTAGACGTGACAGCAGCCAATCAATTAAAAAAAGAACTAACCAAAAAAGAAGAATTATTATTACACCAAGTAAAAAAAGAAACAGGAGTAGACACTCAGATATGGGCTGCCAGATCGATCGCACAAGTCTTTGACAAGTTGAAATTAGATTATGATAGAACTGAAAAAACATCTGCACCTTCCTTTACTAAAAACTTTTTACAGAATCACCCCCACCCACTGGTGAAACGAATTGCCCAGGCCCGTGAAATAAACAAGGCCCATACCACATTTATAGATACCATAATTAAACATTCACATAAAGGTAGAATTCATGCAGAAATAAACCAGCTTCGATCAGATAATGGCGGAACTGTGACAGGCAGATTCTCGTATTCAAACCCAAATTTACAGCAAATTCCAGCTAGGAACAAGGACCTCGGACCTTTAATTAGGGCCTTATTTGTGCCCGAGGAGGGCCATACATGGGG